AGCGTCGATCAGTTCGCGTCTCGACCGTCCATGTGCGACTATCTGTAGCAAATACAACCGCCGCATGCCTCCCCGAAGATGAAAGAATAACGAAACTGTAAGGTTTGGGAGTTGCGCGATCAAAAGCATGCTTGGCACAAACAATAAACTTGCGACCGAACGGCCAATCGTCCGCACTAGTAAATTCCACGGTCAACTGCTTCACTTCAACCCTTTGATTTATGAACAAATCCCCAGAGTCTGCGTGCATCTTCCAATCCCCGTGCGCTTCCGCTCGGGTTGCTGTAGGGATTGTCACGTTGTAGCCCCGATGATTAAGCATCTCTGCCACGCTCCAAACTGCTTGGCTGCTGGACTCAAGATGAGACAAGAATTTTTGATGATTTGCCGAACAAGTAGGGGTAGCCAAGCTCGATGATGCAAGTTGTTCGCTACGCACTACTGCATCAGTTTCTGGTCTACCGCTCGCCATAACAATATTTACCAACTATTAAAACCGCGTCAGTTTCAACAAGTTTATTCCACTTTGTGTCAGCCACTTCAAAAGGCGTGGAAAACAACCCGTATTTAAATGCATGATGTATTCATGCAGAGTGAGGCAGAGGCCCATGAGGCACCCGAAGTAACGACGGAGGAAACCCCTCAAGTCGAAGAACCCATGCTGCCCACCGAGGAGGTGAGTGCTGAAAGCGTGGAAATCACACAAGAAATTGCACCGTCTGAGCCTGTTGCAGTGGAGGAAGAATTGACTCCAATTCAACGGTATGAGCGGGACAAGGAAACTTTCTTTAATGCTCCCGAAGAACCTGCTGGCGAAATTGCCGCTGAGATCGAAGAGGAGAGCAACGAGGTAGTTCCTGAAATCGAAGTGGATCAATCTGAAGAGGAATACATTCAGGCAGCAATGCCGAAGGAGTCCGAGGTTGAATCTGAAGTTTCAGAGTCCAAATCAAACAGACCACCGCAGTATCGTCACCGACCCAGAACTGAAATCGGCGAGCGTTATCACCAGTTATTGAAGGAGAATCCTGATATGACTGAGCCCGAAGCAATGGCAAAAGCGCAAACTGAAATCAATCCTGAACTAGCACAAGAAGTCCCTCAACTGGAAGCATCTACAGAACAGATTCCCGAAACTCCCAGCGTGGAGTTGCCGGAAGAGATTCTCAATATGTCTCCAAGTGAAATCAGTTCCAAATTACTGGAAATGAGGACTGAGTCGGCTAAACAACTTCAAGAGGACTACGACGTTGAAGCCTATGGCAAACGTCAGTTGGAAATCGTGGAGATGGAGCAGGCTCAAATGCAGATGGCGATAGCACAAAACAATTTCGAGAGACAGGAACAAGAGTCCCTGGATCGAGTGGTTTCCAAATATCCAACCCTTAAAGACCCTGATTCTGACTTCACAAAACGAGTATCGAATATGGCAGACCTGATGATTTCTAATAATCATCCGATGTCGTCCGATCCTAATTTTGCTGAACTTGTCGCGGATCACGTTAAACAGGAAATGGATATCTTAGGCGTCTCAGTAAACACCGAATCATTTGCCCCTGCTCAAGCAAACAACGCATTGGTCCAAAAACCAGTGCCCCATAGCAAGGTTCCGGCAAGAAAGGTGCAGGCAGCACCCCAGGTAGCTCCCGTTTCGGGTGCCAACCGAACCCATAGCCCCCAATCGCAAGTTGCTGCCGCCCTAGATAGGGTAATGACGCCGGACGATTTTGAGGATGCCAAACTTGCATTCCTCTCCCGTCGAGGTGCTTGATTCTTTCTAGGCTAAGTGTGCGGTTGGGCTTCTACCCTAATAACCCCAACACACAACCTAAATTATGTCTACATCCATTGTGCCTCCCACTACGGGAGCATCACTAGCGTCACAAGCTGCCGAGGCAGAACTGTGGCAAAAAGGCTTCGACGTTTACCAGCAGTCTGAGGATTTCTGGAAGCCGTTTGAAGGAACTCGCAAGACTGCACCTATTCTTATCAAAAAAGATACCAGCAAAGGTGCCGGTCACACTATCAACATCCGCAACATGGCCGGTTTCTACATGGAAGCCAAAATGGGCGATGAGACGTTTGCTTCTGCTTCCGATTTTGAGAAGGCGAAGATCAACGACTATCAGCTTACCATTGATGTGCTTCGTCACGCTACTTCCTTCACGGAGAATGCTGAAGAGCGCATGGGTATTCGCGGAGAACTCGACGCCGGACTCCCAGAAGAGCTTGGTAAGTGGTATGGCCGCGAAAAGACTCACAAACTTTTCATGATGTTCTTGCATCTTGGCACTGCTTCCAACACCTACTTCATTAACGGTGCTTCTGGTCGCGATGCTATCGCTGCTACCGATACTCTTTCGGTTGATTCCATCACGGAAGCCGGAGTTCGCCTTGAGCGTCTCAACGGTAAGCCTGCCATGGTTGGAACTGATCTGAGTGGTAACTCCATCTTCAAGTATTGCGTAACTGCTTCTACTGACGCCCTCTTCTCTCTGAAGAAGGACAGTGACTACAAGCAGCAGGCTCGCGAAGCTGGTGAGCGTGGTTCTAGCAACCTCCTTTTCAGCGGTGGCTACCACGAACTCGATGGTCAAGTGATCAAGAAGTATAACCCAATCGACCACGACGGTGACGGTCCTATCGGATCTCCAATCACTGCCAAGGCTGATCTCGGTGCTGCTGTATCTGCCGGAACTGCTACCTTTGACGTTAAGGGTGGTGGAAACGCGACTGCTGCCGCTATCACTGCGATCAAGTACTTCCGCGACTTCCCGAACTACGACTACCGTTTCCGCACGGGTGATTCCCTTGGAGTTGGCTCCGCCGACTTCTACGTGGCAATCGTTAACCTGTCCGGTGCTGATAACGGCAAGTTCGGCTTCTACAAGTGCGTGGGCAACGACGGTAACAAGCTTACTGTGACCGAACGTCTTGGTTCTGCTGCTTCTGGTATTCGCGCCACCCAGGTTGGTGACGTGACTTACGACGCAGCCGTCAACACAGAGGATCACCCTGAAGGTTCCGCAGTTCTTTTCTGCAACGCCAAAGGTGTCCCAATCGGTCGCACTATCGTCATGGGTCAAGCTGCTGCACTTCGCGGCTACGGTCTGCACGACGGAAAGCGCGGAACTGAGACTGACGAGGATGGATTCCTCAAGGAAGTCTACATTCGCGGTTACTTCGCTCAGACTCCTCGCCTCGACGCACGTGACCGTGCTCCTGGCTACATGGTTGTCGAACATGCTCTTGAGTATGCTGGCATCCCGCTCAACCCAACTCTTGCTTAATAGCTCGAGTTTGACTTGACAGTCCTTCTTGACGGTGGGGGCGTTTGCTCCCACCGTTTTGGGGATGAGCGATATTTTTATTATTCGACTGCAAGGCGCAAAGAAGGGCAGCCCAAAAAAACAGGCTGATTTTATTCGCTGCGAAAAACACGACTGCCACATTTATCAGGGCAAGGAGTTCAAACTTGAACAATTGAATGAAGTATATCCAGCGGTGCTGGAGCAATACAAAGACTACGAGTATCTGCCACCAATTCCAGTAATCAGGAGAACTCGTCACTTCGATATGTCGAAGGCGAGACAAGCACTCAAAGAGAAACTAGAATCGGAGCAAAAAGGGGAATCCCCTGGTAAGACTGTTACCAAAAAAACTGCCTCTCAAAAGGCAACCCGTAAAAAAGCCGCAACATGACTGCTAACGACTTGAAACAACGCATGCTGCGAATCCTGGGGTATAATACCGTTGGCACTGCCCCCGATGCCGCAGTTGACGATGTCACTCAAGCGGTAAACCAAGCCTATCAGATTCTCTGGTCCAATGTTCCTATAGGCCAAAGAACACACTACACTCGACGCATTGATCAGCTTTCACTGGTTGCTGGCACCAATTCCTATCAACTGGCAGAGGACGTGCAATCCGTCCTACCGCCGGTTCGACTGACCAGAGACGACCGCACCGTCCTACCGGCTTCGCATAAGGCCGAGGTCATTAACTACGGATTCGTCACAGGGCGCACAGTCAGTGACGCCAAGAACGACCGGCCTCAAACTTATTACACGGAGAGAGTCGCGCAAAACCAAGACGACGGCACGCGCATTCGACTGCTTCTCGCACCCACTCCTTCTTCAGCAGAAACACTGGACGTGGAGGTGGAAATTTCTGCGCCGGAGTTCAGCACATCTGATTTTTGCTCAGAAACTCCTCCCGGACTTCGCATCCCCCATGATTATGCAGAGTCGCTGCTGTTTCCTATAGCGGCATTCCTCTTGGCTGGAAGGTCATCCTACTTCACCCAGCAAGAAAAGATTCAAACTCTTCAAGCTGACTACCAGAGGGCTCTTGCTTCCGTTGGGGCAAGCGATCCACTCCCAACTGCCTCAAAACTTTCCCAAACCACCGGAGATAACTGATGACATCCGCTCAATTAGCTTGGCGTTTGATGCGCCATTGCACACCGTCCGATCCTTCTGCCCTGACCATGTCTCAGGCTGCCGAGATAGCCGGGGCAATGTCCTCCGCATTGTCTCGCCTTTTTCGTCATGGGCCTACCGTAAACCGTCGCAGTTCTGCTTCAGTGATCATGCCTGCTCCGACGACAAAGACGATAAACCTAAACAACCAGGATCGAACCGTAAACTCAGGAAGCCCCTTCTCACCAAGCCAGAAGGGGGCATCTATTCTCATCGACGGTGACAGCAACCTAAATGAGATTGTTGGCAGCAATGAACTGTTGAACGCCTACATGGGTCCAGCCGGATCTCATAGCGCGACGATCTACGGGGATGCCGTCCCTATCCGAACTGACAAGTTTGAAAAGCTGATCTCTGATCCTTGGATACAAAAGCAAGGTGGTCAGGTCGTTCACCTAAAGCGAGTGCGCAACGATACAGACCCATCCCTTCGGGACCGGCATTGGGATTACAATTCTTGGTTGAACTGGAGGACTAATGCAGAGGTAGGTGATCCCCGTTACTACGCTATCCAGGAGGTGGGTATTTCGCGCAACGCTCAAGCGTTTTTCCTTATCCGGGTTTGGCCTGCACCGAATGATGCTATGACCCTTCGATTTGAGGTCGATGCCATGCCCGACCTGTTTGATTACACCAACATTTTTCAGGTGCCTACTGAGGTTCCTGCTTCTGATTCTGAGGTGGAAGACATTGTTCTTCCTTTCGCGGAAAAAAACCTACTCCGGTCAACATTATACCAAAACGTCACACCTGAGACTCGCAGATCAATTGAGCAGGCTGCCATGGAGGCAGAGGCTGAAATTCAATTACTACCCCGGTCACACGGGATTCCTCATTCAAAGATTCGCACAAAGCGCGGTTTCTAATGTTAAATATGCTACAGACCGATTCGTCTTTCCCTCGTTTTGCAACGAGCGGAGATCCGAATGAATTGGCTCAAGAGGAGTCAATGTTCCGCGAGAACGAAGTCGCAGAGGCACTAGTGCATTACGAAGATCGAGAGATTACAGACAGTAACGGGCAACTCTGGAGAGGTCCACTTACCCCCGTAGGAATTGCTCCCATCACAAATTACCGATACTGGGGCTTTGAAGTAACGCCAAATGGATTGCTCATGGAAAAGCCTGGGACTATTCTCAAGTCGGGCAATACTGTTTCTGAGCAGATCACGATTGAAAATATTGACCTTCCTCTTCCGGTTGCTTCTGGCAAGGTGCTTTACCTCAAATTTGAAGACATCCAGGAGGAGCAAGAAAAGTGCTACCTGAAGCTGGACGACGTGACCGGGTTCACCTTGCCATACGAGTATGAGTATGATGAAGAAACTGAAAGGTGGTCACCGTCAGTGCTGCGCTACCCGCTTTGGTATTTCACCGACAGCAGTGAAGGTCTTAATGATTTCGACAGTGTAGAATCAAATGTGTTTGCTGTGAGGGTTGCCCCTGACAGTAGCTTCCGACTAATAAGTGCGGTGGATACGACCCACGGTGCTCACTTGGTCCCGGTCCTTCAACCGGACATTGAAGCCTTACCGGAGGGATATAGCGCATGAGCCTACTGATCCCCAACGCTTTAGGAGCCGAGCTAAGTTCGACTCATGCCTTTCATTTGCCGGTTTATAGCGGTTGGCCTGAAGATATTAAGCACGCACAACCTCAAGAGGGTGGTCCACTGAATCCTCCGTCTTCTTTACTGCAAATGTCGCACGGTTCTAAGACTGTTAATATTGAAGGGCAAACCTCTTTTGACGGGGGAGTATATTCCTTCTCTCAAGAGGTTCAAAGCGGAACTTACATTGTAGATAATTACCAAGGATCAGGAACAGTGGTCGATGAGTATCGTGGTGAGTTTGCTCACGAAACGCTGGCAGACGCAATGTCAGACCCATCAGCAAACCACACTTACTTTTTCTACAGAAAATACTGGGGCGGAGAGTTAGTAGAGGTTCTCTACCCAGAAGGTCACGAAAGAGAAGGTCAACTCTATTATCAGTATCACAATTACGACGCATTGTTAGACGTTGCTATTTATGAACCGTTTTTTGGTTCTGATGCGTGTGATGTAGATTCTGAGGTATGGCACTTGCCCGTAGAGATTGATTTGTATTTCAACTACGATGAATACAACCCTCTAGACGATTTCGCTGATGAATGGGATGAAAGCGCATCTTCTGTCTCTTTTGAGGACGCAACGGACACGGTAAGCGCGTCCATCAACGGTATCCCAATTGGGATGTCATACAGTGACCCTGGTATTTCCTTTTCACTCAACATCAGCCCATCTGAACCTCTCGACCATTTTTTAGCTGAATGATCACCACCGAAGACAACGAACTTGGCGACTTCATTTACGCCACACTTGAACAGATTAATCGCGGAGCTCGACTTGCCGAACGAGATTTAGGAATGCCTGTGCGCCTCCCTAAAGCGGTTGAGTTCCAAGGTGAGGTGGTAAGACTCAAGAGTGGCGAAACCATCGTCAGGGGTCTTTCAGCGTCCGTTACGGGCGAATCTACGACCACATCGAATGACACAGGGCAAAACACCACTGAAGGCACCACCCAAAGCACTCAGGGTGGGGGGAACAGTAATATCACATTTGACGTATACACTGAAAAATAATGGCACTCGTTAGACAGAAATCCACAACGACGCAGAACAAAGGCCAGTCTTCAACGACTGTCCAAAATTCGACCGTGACCCAAGAGGGCGCACGCACCCAAGTATCTGGTGGTCGAAGTGATTCACAGACCCAGTCCGAACCTCTTTCTATGCAGATTAAATTTGTGATTGAACTGACATCAACCAACCCCATGCCGCTTGACGGTGAATCCCTATCTGACTGCTGATTATGTCCCGAAACATCCAACTTCGAGTTCCTGAATCTTTCTCCACCGGTATCGATATACCGAACGGTGTATGGGCATGGTCCCTCAATGAGATTGGTGATTTGGTTCCTTCCGGCGCAACGGGCATTACCGATGGGCAAGCGTGGGAATACGTCAGCGACGATCTAGTTCCGACTGGTGACGCTATCACTGAAGATCCCTATTGGGAATATGATGAGTCCGGTAATCTTGTCGCGAAATCTTTTACTTAATCCCTCTGAATCATGCCAAACGTCTCTCCAGGTTCCTCAAGCGACCAATCCGGTAGTGCCTCTAATCCTTGGGCCGAAGTCCACGCAAACGCTCACTACGAAGCGGGAGTGAGGCTTGCCCTTTCCAATCAAGCTCTCGATGATTTCGGATCACCCGGAGACAATACCGACCTCGATGCTACCAACCTGGCGCACGGGCTTATGCCGAAGCTGGATAAGGTAAAACTTGACGGTGTTGAAACCGGGGCCACTGCCGACCAGACAGACTCTGAGATTGCTACTGCGTATCAAACTGAGGTTCCGTTAATCTCTCAGTCAGATGCCGAAACAGGGACATCCACAACAATAGAGTCATGGAGTGCCCAGAGAGTCGCACAGGCAATTGCTGCAAAAGGAGGAGGACCGGCTGGACTAGCACAATACGCCACCTCAGTTGAGGTTCTTAATTCATCGAGCGGAATTAAAAACTTTTATGATAGCGTTGGACCAGGCAGCAGTATCGCTACCTCACTTTTTGTCGCGCCTG